CACAGGTTGCTGATGTTTTACATACGGACTTACAATATGAAAACTTGGTAAAAGTTAACATGTTGGGTAGAAAAGGCCAGATAATTAGTGAATTTGGTGGATCCAAAGGATTGCAGTTTGGTGTAAAGACAAGCAGTTTAGTTAAAAAACTTGGTTGCTCCGTGCTCAAGAATCTCATAGAGCAGGATAAATTAACATTCAGCGACATTGATATCATAAATGAATTTACTACATTTATTGCTAAAAGAACAAGCTATGAAGCAGATGAAGGTCATAATGATGACTTGGTGATGTGTCTAGTTTTATTTGCATGGGCAACCAGACAGGACTTCTTTGAAAATTTGACAAATTTGGATGTTCGGTTGGAAATGTATAAAGATCAGATAGAACAGATAGAATCTGAACTTTTACCAATATTATACACCGATGGAACCGAAATAAAAATAGAAGATAAAATTGGAGAAGATGATTGGATTTTAGTCGATAAGACTAGCATTCCACGAAAAGTCATAATAGATAATCCAAATATAAGTGAATGGTTTTTATGATTGATGGAAAATAGTAAAATCATAAATAACAGGAAACATATTATAAGGAGATTTAAATGGCACGACCAAATGTTCAAATAAAGGTAATTGATGAGTCATTGGTGGCACCGATTGGTGAAACCGAAAGTCCCGGAATCGGTGCGATGGTTTCAATTCAAAATTTGATTGGTGAACTGGGAGTAACCGGAGAAAAGCAATCCGGGTTAATGTTAGTAGAAACCATAAATGATTGGTATGGTAAACTAAGAACACATACCGAAAATTATTTAAAAGGTCTTTCGGCCTCCTACTGGACAGGTCTTACATTACAGGGTGCAATTGGGGTTTGTGCTGCATCGTATGTTGATGTCAGTTCTGGTGCAACTGGATGGAAACCTTGGGCATATGAATGGTGGGGTGTTCATAACTTTTTACAGTATGGTGGTAGATGCTATATAGGTGGAACTGGTACGGATGCAGGTTATAGCGTAAGAACAAATTCTTTAAGTGCATCTTCTTTAGTTTTTGATGTTATATTTCAGGGCGCTACCTCCGGGGCAACCGCTGATTCGGATCCGTATGCAGCAGATGTTAAAACGGTTGTGGAGGCTAAGAAAAATTCAGATTTCCCAGTTCTTGGAGTAGTTCATGCAGGCGAAGTAACTGCTACTGTAAAAATAAATAGCACAAGCGATGAATATTATGTCAATGTTGCTGGCCACAAGTATCATTTAAATCCAACAGGACAGGGTCTATTAGATTCTTCTAAGTTAATTATGACCAATCTGGCTCCAGATGTTGCAGGTTGTATAACAAGAACCGATAGAGATTCATTTCCTTGGTTCTCGCCTGCAGGAAGAGTCAGAGGTAGAATTTTAAATGTAGTTAGATTATTGAATAATCCAACAGTTTCGCAACAAGATACACTATATGATGCTGGAATCAATCCAGTAGTCACCTTCCCAGGAGAAGGAACAGTTCTATTTGGTGATAAAACTGGTGCAGCAGACACTTCAACCCTATCCAGAATTAATGTTTCTAGACTATTCATATATCTACGAAAAATAATTTCACCAATTGCAAGATCTATTCTATTCGAGATTAACGATGAAACAACGAGAGCTAATTTTAGAATTGCTGCTTTCGGTGTTCTAGATAGAATTAGAGGTCAAAGAGGTATTACTGACTTTAGAATTATATGCGACGAAACAAATAATCCTCCAGAACTAGTTCAGGCTAGATTATTCCAAGCAGATATTTTAGTGAAACCAACCATAGCAATCAACTATGTAAGAATTACTTTCACCAACAAAAACCTATACGATAACCTAGATCAGGCCTAATAAATTTCTATAAATATTAAGAAAGAGGATAAATATGGCAAATAATATTACGGATTTCAGACAACGGTTCAGAGGAACTAGACCCAACAGATTTAAGATGGAAATAAATGGGCCGCCGGGATTATCTGGGCAATTATATAATGTCGATTGGGATCTGTATGGAAAGGCAACAAGCATTCCAAATCAACAAATTGGAGTCATACCTGTTCCTTGGATGGGAAGAATTATTAAATTTTCAGGAGAAAGAGTATTTCCCGATTGGACAGTTCAATTATATGATTCTGCAGGAACTTCAGATGTTAGAAAATTTCTTATGGCATGGTTAGAAGCAATGGATACTGCAGAGAGTCACGATCAACAGTATAACTTAGTAAGCAATGGTCTTGTTAATTTTGATGACTTTGGTGGTGATCAAAAGGCAGAGCACAACGGGCAATCAGCCTTTACCAGAGGGTTTGAACTTAGAAATATATTTCCAATTGATGTTGGACCTCTAGAATTCAGTTACGATTCTTCTGACAGTTTTAGTGAATTTACTGTGACATTTGCTTACGATTATTTGACATATAGTGGAGATGGACCGGTGGAGATGACTTCACCGAATCCAGGTTAAGAAGAAATAAAAATAGGTATAAATTATGGGTATAAGCGATATATTTGGTTTTTCCTTTGGGAAAAAGAAAACTACCGAAAACAATGAGGGGGTTGAGGTTCCCAAGACCCAACCCTCATTTGTTTCACCAGAGGATTACGATGGAACATATGTAATTGAAACTGGCGGTGTAATGAGCAGCTACTTTGACTTCGGTGGCTCGCTCATGGAAGAAAATACACTAATACAGCAATATAGATCGATGTCACTCTATCCGGAAGTGGATAAAGCAATTCAAGATATTGTAAATGATTCTGTAGTGTTTGATGATAATAATGAATGTGTAACTATGAATTTAGATAATGTAACAACATTGTCCGATAATATAAAATCAAAACTTCAAACAGAATTCAAAACAATCAAAAAATTACTAGATTTTCATAACAAAGGTGATGATATTTTTAGGAGATGGTATATAGATTCTAAATTATATTATCATGCAATTATAGACATGGATCAACCACAAAAAGGCATAATAGAACTTCGTGGGATAGATCCGACTAAAATTAAAAAGGTTAGAAAAGTAAATAAAGAAATCAAACCTAGTTCCGCCGGCAGTGTTGCTGTCGTCAAAAGCATAGAAGAGTTTTTTGTTTATACGGATCTAGATACGGACTCTCTAACTCCAACCACTTCTCATGGAATTAAAATTGCATTAGATTCAGTTTCATATGTTCATAGTGGAATCGTGGATAGCACAACTAAACGTGTTGTTGGTTATATACACAAAGCAATTCGACCAATAAATATGTTAAGGCAAATAGAAGATGCCGTTGTAATTTATAGAATGTCCAGAGCACCAGAACGAAGAATTTTCTATGTAGATGTTGGCAATTTACCAAAACAAAAAGCAGAACAATATATTGCCAGTCTAATGAACAAATATAGAAATAAAGTAACATATGACAGCAAAACTGGTGAAATAAAAGACGAAAGAAACCACATGTCGATGTTGGAAGATTTCTGGATTCCTAGACGCGAAGGTGGCAGGGGAACAGAAATTGCAACTCTAGATGGTGGTCAAAATTTAGGACAATTAGATGATGTGGATTATCTTCTCAAGAAGGTCTATAGAGCACTAAATGTTCCTATTAGTCGCATGGAAACTACCACGGGATTTAGTCTAGGACGATCCACCGAAATAACAAGAGACGAAGTTTTATTCTTCAAGTTTATAGAAAAACTAAGAAAACGATTTGGATTCCTGTTCATCGACTTATTGAAGAAACAAGTTTTACTAAAGGGAATAATGACTGAAGCGGACTGGACTAAAACATATCAAGATATTTTCTTTGTATGGAATAAAGATTCCTTCTTTAGTGATTTAAAAGAAAATGAAATAATGAGAGAAAAGATTGATATGTTGAACATAATGGCAAATTATGTTGGTCAGTTTTATTCTTCCAGATGGTTAAGAAAGAACATTTTAAATCAAACAGACGAAGAAATTGAAGAAATAAATAAAGAAATTCAAGATGAACAGGCAATTGCAATGCAACAACAAATGATGCAGCAGCAGGCGGAAGGTGGTGCGGAAGAAGAAAGCGAAGAAGCACCACCCGAAGAAGAGCAGTAATATAAATACCTTATAAATAAAAAATAGGAGATAATATATGACAAACGATTTAAAACAAGCAATAGAACTAATGATCAACGAAGAGATTGTTAAGGCAAAAGAATTAATAGAAAATAATCTTTACGCAAAATTAGGTAAAGCATTAGAAGAAAAACTAATGGAATTCGCACCAACTGTCTTTAATGAAGAAAAAGAAGAAGACGAAGAAGACGAAGAAAAGGAAGAAAAAGATGAATCGGAAGACGAAGGTGAGGATGATGATGCTGAAGAGGAAGATTCAGAATCTGATGAAGAGGATGAAGAAGATGATTCAAAGGAAATGAATGAAGAATTTGAAAATCAACTAGTCGAATCTCTTTATGGTTTGATTGCCGAAATTGAGCAAGAAACCGGAAGACAATTAACAAAAGAAGAAATTGAAATTGTCACAAATGAATTCATCAATGAATATGCAATTCTAACTGAAAAATTAGATGCAGTTGGTGAAGAGGATGAAGATATCGATAATGATGGCGATAAAGACGAAACCGATTCATACCTTCACAATAGAAGAAAGAAAATCGGTAAGGCAATGAAACACAAAAAGAAGGGATAATTTATGAAATTAATCACAGAGCATAATGAGGACGTAAAACCTCTAATTGAAGCTCGTGAGGACGGTAAAAAGTCCTATTTTATAGAAGGAATAATGCTTCAAGCAGAAACCGTTAATCGTAACGGCAGAATGTATCCTCTTTCTATTCTTTCTGAAGAAATCGGAAGATATAATGATAATTACATTATAAAGAATAGAGCCATGGGTGAATTAAATCACCCAACGAGTCCGACCGTAAATCTTGATAAGGTTTGTCATATGATAACCGAAATGAAGAAAAGCGGTAACGATTTTATTGGAAAGGCAAAAATTCTTACAGAAACCCCTATGGGTGCTATTGTCAAAAATTTAATTGATGAAGGTGCATGTCTTGGTGTTTCTTCAAGAGGAATGGGTTCATTGCAAAAAATCAATGGAGTAAATATTGTTCAAAAGGACTTTACTCTTTCTGCCATTGATATTGTTGCAGATCCATCTGCCCCTGGCGCATTTGTAAATGGCATCATGGAAGGTAAAGAATGGATTTGGGATAATGGTATCCTAAAAGAACAACAAATTTCTGAATATCACAATCATTTAAAGAAAACTCCAAAGAGAAAACTAGAAAGAAAAGCACTAGAACTCTTTGAAGATTTCTTAAGAAGATTATGAAAAATAATAAAAACATAATTTCTGAAAATGAAGCAGAACTTGCTCGAATGTATACATGGAATACAAAAAGACAAATAAATGAAGTTCTGGGAACCATCGTTGCTGGTGGAATATTAGGTGCCGGAGCTCTTACTGCATTATCTGCAATGAGAAGGGCAAAAAAAGAAAAAGATTGGGCCAGAAATGATGTTGGGTCGTCTGCAAGAGCATCGCGGGTAGGAGCTCCTGGCACTAGATCATATCAAGATCTTCAAGATCGTGCTACAAAGATAGGTGTGGCCCGGGCGGCACATTCTACATTTGGTAATTTAGAAGGAAAAATGGGTAATTTGATTGCGGGATTAGCGCCAAGAAGTCCAGATAATTCCGTAGATAGAGGTGCTATAAGACAAAGAGTTAAACAAAAACTAACTGGTTTTGCCGGTAAGTTTATGAAAAAAGATAGAGATCCAACAACAGGAAGAACAGTATATAGTCCAACATTTTTATCCAGAACAATACAGGGAGTTGGTAATCTTGCAGGAAATATAGCTGCAAATTATACTAGAAGTGTAACATCTAGACTTAGAGACAGATTGTTTAGTCCAGGAACGCCAGTAGAAAGATTGCTTAGAGGGGATGCGGAACCTACTTCTAGACTTCCAACACATGCAGACATGAGACAAAGAAATAGAGAAGTAAATGCTTTATTGAGAGGACTTAAAAATCCTGCCGGAAAGGTAACTAGATCACCAGGTCGATATAGATTACCATAAATATTATTGTGGACAGTTCAAAGTTTGGGAAATAATAGATATTACTAAATATATTACTACGGAGGTATACAGTGTCAGAATACGAAGATCCAAGATTGTACGACGATGGAACCGGAAGAGGTGCAAAACTAGGCACTCTCGACGGTGCGGCCGCCATGAACTTTGCTGGAAGGAACATGGCTTCACTCTCACCAGCTGGAGCGGGTGCCGAATTAGATGACGAAGAGGCATTAAACGAAGAAGAAGAATCAGAAATGGAACAATTAGAAGTTGATATTTCTGATACTCTAAATGCACTATTCGAATCTACCGAAGCTTCACCTGAGTTTGTTGAAAAATTCAAAGTAGTCTTTGAAGCAGCATTATCAGAAAAGATTTCTTTAATTGAAAATGCAATTCTAGAAGCAAGTAGAGAAGTTATTGAAGAAAA